CTACTGGTACTGGCAGTGGCGAAACTTTCTTTTCTGGTAGCGGCATTGTCACTTCACGTTCAATTACTGGCGCATTCGACGGCATGGTCGAGGCTAGTTTTTCTATCCAGTGCAGTGGCGCTGTAACTGAAGCACAAGTATAAAGGGGATTAAACCATGGGATTAGCTAAAGAGTTACGAGGAAGAAGAAAGGTAGAAGCAAGAGAAGTTCTTGTCCCTGCATGGGGTGACGATTCTGGAGCGTTTAAGTTGTATTGCAGAAGCATTACTTGTTACGACTTAGATGTCTTGCAGAAGAAGCACCCCAATTTTCTTCAAAACACCACTATCGGTGCAATGGTAGATTTGATTGTAATGAAAGCACTAGACGAAAGCGGACAGAAGATATTTAATTCTGGCGAAGATCGGATGGATTTGATGGGCGAAGAAACAAACGTCATATCAGAAATTGCTAATCAAATGTTTGCTGACATTGAATCGGTGGAGGCACACGAAAAAAACTAAAAAGCGATCACTCAAGGATGACGATGTTATCTCTGGCTGATCGCTTACATATGAGCATAGAAGAGGCAGAGCAAACGCCTATTACTCACTTAAATGAGTGGATTGCATATCATAAATTATCTGGTAAAAGCGAATGATTAAACCTATTAAAATTGCAATAGCGGGACTAGATAATACTGAAGCAATGTTTGCTAAAGTTCGATCCAATTTTGCCAAAGTAACTAAAGCAACTGACAAGCTAAAAAATAGATTCCCCACTTTATCAGCGGCCGCATCTAAAGCATTTAATGGAATGAAATCCGCTATCGGTGGGTTGTCAAAGATGGCCGCAGGTTTTGCAGTTGCCTTTACTGCGGTATTTACTGCTATCACCGTCAAAACCATGCAGTCGATTGATGCGCTTGGTAAAATGTCATCTAAGATAGGAACAACCGCAGGTTCACTTGCTAAACTTCAATTTGCCGCAGAACAGACAGGCGTATCCGCTGAGACTATGGGTATGGCAATGCAACGCTTTACACGTAGAGCGGCAGAAGCGGCTAGGGGTACAGGCGAAGCTAAAGGTGCGCTAAAAGAATTAAATCTAAATGCGGCAGAGTTGTTAAGGTTGCCTTTAGAAGATCAGATGCTTGCGTTGTCAAAAGCGTTTGAAAGTGTACAAAGTCCCGCTGACAAAGTTCGACTTGCAATGAAGCTGTTTGACTCTGAAGGTGTTGCTCTCGTAAACACTTTAGGTGCAGGTCAAGATGGCTTAAAGGCAATGTTTAAAGATGCCGAACAACTTGGGTTGGTTTTATCCGAAGATGCTGTTGATGGTGTTGAAGCGGCTAACGATGCTTTTGGTAGGTTAAAAACATTATTTACAGGATTTACTCGTCAAGCAGTAGCATCTTTTGCCCCCGCAATAAAAGCAATCTCTGACGAATTAGTTGAGTTAGGGCTAAAAGCCGCTGACGGTAAGGTTTCTAAAATTGGTGATGTAATTGCAAAAGGTGTAATAAATGCTTTTATTAAGATCGTTGAAGTAATTGCTTCGATTGCAAATGCGTTGCAAACCATGGCATTTAAAGTTGAATCTGTTTATCGAAAGTTTTTTGCTTCAGAAGAAACAAAAGCTAAAAAGAAAGAATTAAAAGACCTTAATCGTGAACTTTTTAAACTTGGTGTAAGCACTGCGTCTTTAAAAGGTAACAATTTAAGTGATGAAAATGTTGCAAAACTAAAGCAACAAGCTAAATTAGAAAAAGAAATTATTGAACTGCAACAGGAAGGCCAGACTGCTCCAACTCCTTATGATGCCTCTGGTCTTATTAAAAGCCTAACAAATGTTAGAGATGCTGTTGGGCAAACTGAAAGTGCCTTTAACGCTTGGAATACATCAGCCGAAAAAACATCAGAATCATTAAATGCGTTTTCTCAAAGTTTCACAGATTGGAGCCAAGCACTTCCCTCCTACAATGAAAGCGTTAAAAGCCTTACTGATCAAGGGCTTAACGGATTAACCGATGCTCTTACAGCAGGTGTTACAGGCGCGGCTAACTTTGCCGACGCTATGAAAGCAATGGCTAAATCAGTTATTGATAGCCTGATTAAAATGCTGATTCAAAAGTATATTGTTGATGCGGCCTTTGGGTTTATTACTGGCAAAATTGGCGGTAGTGGTGTAGGTCGAGACGGTGGAATCACAATGATTGGTAACGGTCAAGATTACTCTAACACTGCGGCTATTGGTGGCCCTGTCTTTCAAGGCGAAAGAACCTTAGTAGGTGAACGTGGCCCTGAAGTATTTGTACCTAATGCTAATGGTTCAATAATACCCAATCATAAACTTGGTGGCGGTGGCGTTACAGTTAATCAAACAATTAACGTCACAACAGGCATACAATCCACTGTAAGGGCTGAGATCGTTCAGCTAATGCCTCAGATCGCACAGGCCGCTAAAGGTGCTGTGGCAGATGCTAGGTTACGCGGTGGCAACTTCTCTAAAGCAATGGGGGGCGCATAATGCCTTTACCTTTTCCTAATGTTGGCATTCAGAATATGTCTATGCGATTGCGTCGAGTTGTCGCTGTTGCTGAGTCGCCTTTTACTTTAGATACTCAGGTATATACTCACCAAGGCGCTAGATGGGAAGCAGAGATTAGTCTACCGCCATTAAGCCATGCAGAGGCACGATCTGTTGAAGGTTTTATTGTTGGCTTAATAGGCCGCGAAGGGACGTTTACGTTTGGCAACCCATTGCACACAAGCACAGCGTCAGCGACTCTATCAGCACAAGCAACAATCCGATCTGAAACCTTGACCACTACATCGTCGGGTTCAGCAGTTAGCGCAGGAACTTACTTTCAGTTAGGCTCTTATCTGTATTTGGTTACATCTGACAAGTCGAGTGGCGCGGGTACTTTAAACTTTCAGCCACCATTAAGAGAGACTATTGCAAGCGGTCAGGTGTGTGACTTCACGCTACCTAAAAGTCTCTGGCGTATGTCTGCTAACGATGTCGGTTGGTCTATTAATGAGGCTAGTATTTATGGTTTCTCGTTTGCTTGTGAGGAGGCATTGTGAGTAGAACCCTAACCAGTGGGATGACAGCAGTAACTACCGCTGATGTTGTTCGCCCCGCGTACTTTGTTCGCATGGTTTTTGATTCAGGTGAGTCTCCTAATGTTCTTAATATTTGGAATGGTATTGGTGATCTAGCGTATGGCGGCAATACCTATACAGGTACAGGCGACCTTCTCTCAATAAGCCAAATAACAGAAACCTCAGACATTTCGGCCACTGGTATCAATGTCAGTTTAACAGGCGTTAAAACGTCTTTTATTGCCATTGCTAAAGATCACGAATATCAAGGCAGACCATTGACCGTTTCTCTTGGGGCGTTTGATGCGTCTGGCGATCTTATCGCTGACCCTGTAATCGTATTTTCTGGGTTCATGGATACGATGACCATCTCTGAGTCTGGTGCTTATTCAACTATAGGCATCTCAGTTGAAAACAAATTAGTTTCGTTTGAGCGCACTAAGGTTCGACGCTACACCGCAGAAGACCAAAAAATAGACCACCCAACAGATAAAGGGTTTGAGTACGTGACTGCTATTGTCCAGAAGGAAATAATCTGGGGTAGGCCGACAGCAACAGCGGGTGGTGGTGGCAATCAAGGGGGCGGGGGAAACCAACAACATCGTTAAGGGGAATATATGAAGATTGCACACGAATGTTTGGCATCAGTCAAAGAAGACATAAAACCATTAATTGAAAAGCATTGGGAATTGGTTGCTTTAAATCAAGGCGCTATAAAACTAAACCCTGATTGGGAACAGTACGCCAAGCTAGACGCGGCAGGGATTTTGCGCGTTTTTACTGCAAGAGATGCAGGGGAATTAGTTGGCTATTGCGTTCTAGTAGTTAGTCGGTCTATGCATTACAAAGATCATATTTTTGCAAACAACGATGTGACCTTTGTGTTGCCAGATCACAGGGCGGGCGCAACAGGATATAAGCTGTTAAACTATGCTCAAGAACATTGCGCGGAAAATGGTATTTCTTTATTAAACGTAAATACCAAAGTACACATTCCGTTTGACAACCTATTGCTTGGCATGGGTTTTACCTTGATTGAACGAATTTACTCCAAATGTTTTAA